CTTTCCTACTCTTGAGAAGGAAGGTATTGATACCATAGTGGATATGGGTGATACCTTTTATAGTAGAAAGGGAATTGATTTTGCTGCACTGACATGGGCAAAGGATAATTATTTTGATCGTCTAAAACATATGGGGGTTACGGTTCATACAATCGTAGGTAACCATGACGTATACTATAAGAATACGAATGATATAAATGCAATAGATCTTTTACTAAGAGAATATGATAATATTCCAATCTATGAAGAAACAACTTCTATAGAAGTAGGTGGTTGTAATATTCTTCTTGTACCTTGGATTAATAAGGAGAATGAAGAAAAGAGTATTGCTTTGATTAAAAAGTCAAGAGCATCGGTGTGTATGGGACACCTTGAGTTGAATGGATTCAGAGCAACTCCAGGTCATATGATGGAACATGGAATGGAATGGGATATATTTAAGAAATTTAAAAAGACATTCTCTGGTCATTATCATTGCAGATCTAATCAAGATAACATTTATTATTTGGGTAATCCTTATGAGATGTTCTGGAATGACGTAGATGATGAGAATAGAGGATTTCATATATTTGATACAGAGACACTAGAACATACTCCTGTTAATAATCCATATAGACTTCATAAGGTAATCTATTATAATGATCAAGATTATCAGTTGTTTGATGCGAGAGAATTAGAGAATAAAATAGTTAAAATAGTGGTAAGGAAAAAGAGTAATCAAGTAAAATTTGAAAAATTCATCGATAAGTTGTATAATGCTAATGTGTCTGAGTTGAAGGTTGTGGAGAATTTTATTCTTCATGATGTAGAAAACTTTGAGGCATTTGAATCAGAAGATACTCTTTCAATTCTTAATAGGTATGTGGAAGAGGCACAGACTGATTTAGATAAATCAAAGATTCAGAAGATGCTTCAAGAAAACTATCAAGAGGCTTGTGAGTTAGTATAATGTTTATATTGACTATAACTGGGAAAGAGAGGGAAGGTGCTTATGCTGTAGAAGATAAGAAAGGAGGGCAAATTTTATATATCTTTGAAGAAGAAGACGATGCTGATAGATATGCTATGATGTTAGAAGATGTTGGATATCCTGAAATGAATGTAGTTGAAGTTGATGAAGAATTGATGATGAAGACTTGTCGTATACATGGATATGAATATGCCATCATTACTCCTAATGACATTGTAATTCCACCTGAAGATCATGATTACATTTGAAAAGATACGCTGGAAAAACTTTTTAAGTACTGGCAATCATTACACTAATATACAATTTAATAATCATGCTACTACATTAATTGTAGGAACCAATGGTGCAGGTAAGAGTACGGTATTAGATGCTCTTACTTTTAGTTTATTTGGTAAACCTTTTAGAAAGATTAATAAGGGTCAGTTAATTAATAGTTCTAATGAAAAGGATTGTAAAGTAGAAGTGGATTTTTCTATTGGTGATATTGAATGGAAAGTAGTGAGAGGAATAAAACCCAATACATTTGAGATCTGGAAGGATGGTAATTGTTTAGATCAATTCTCTAATGCTAATGATCAACAGAAGTGGTTAGAACAAAATGTTCTTAAAATGAATTATAAGTCTTTCACGCAGATTGTAATTTTAGGATCTACTAATTTTGTTCCTTTTATGCAATTGACGGCTACGCATCGAAGAGAGGTGATTGAAGATCTTTTAGATATTAAAATATTTTCATCTATGAATAATTTAATTAGGGATAAGATCAAATTAGTAAGAGATGAGATTAGGACATTAGATCTCAAAAAAGAGTCATTGAATGATAAAGTTGAGATGCAAACTAATTGGATCAAGGAACTAGAATCTCAAAGTAAAGGAAGAATAGAGGATAATCAGAAAAAAATTACTACCCTTTTCAGTGAGTCAGATAATTATTTGTCAGTAAATGAACAATTAGAAAATGATGTATCGGATTTAACTAAACAGCAAGAAGAAGTAACAGGTGCTACAGAAAAGTTACGTGAGTTGGGAAATCTTAAAGGGAAAATATCTAATAAAGTAGCAACCATTACCAAGGAGCATAAGTTCTTTACAAAGAATACGGTTTGTCCTACATGTACGCAAACCATCAACGAGGACTTCAGAATAAATAAAATTAACGATGCTCAAACTAAAGCAAAGGAGTTGCAATCTGGTTATAAAGAACTAGAACAGGCAATTAAAGAGGAAGAAGAGCGAGAGCATCACTTTACAACTTTATCTAAGGAGATTACTAACCTAACGCATGGCATTTCTAAAAACAATACTCGTATCTCTGGGTGTCAACGACAGATCAGAGATTTGGAATCGGAGATTCAAACACTTACCGATCAACTTGCAAATAGAAATACTGAGCATGAGAAACTAGAATCATTTCAGACTAAGTTAGCAGAGACATATGAGGCATTAGCCTTAGAAAAGGAAACCATTCAATACCATAATTTCAATTATGGGTTACTCAAGGATGGTGGAGTTAAGTCCAAAATCATAAAGAAGTATTTGCCTCTGATCAATCAGCAGGTGAATAGGTATCTTCAGATGATGGACTTTTATATTAACTTTACATTGGATGAGGAGTTTAACGAGACTATTCAATCTCCTATCCATGACAATTTTTCTTATTCCTCCTTTAGTGAAGGGGAGAAGATGCGTATTGACCTAGCACTTCTCTTTACTTGGAGGGAGGTAGCACGGTTTAAAAATTCTGTCAACACCAATCTCCTGATCATGGATGAGGTGTTTGATTCCTCACTTGATGGGTTCGGAACGGAAGAATTCCTTAAGATTATCCGTTTTGTCATCAAAGATGCTAACGTTTTTGTCATATCGCACAAGACAGGTATGGACGATAGGTTCGATAGTGTGCTAAGATTTGAGAAAGTAAAAGGATTCAGCAGGTTAGCCCTATGATCGGAATTGTTGGTAATGGTTTCGTTGGCAATGCAGTTTACCAGAACGTAAGGGATAAAGCACCGACCAAGGTTTATGACGTAGACCCCAATAGATCTTTCAATACTCTAGAAGAGGTTCTAGATCAGCAGTACATTTTTGTCTGCCTTCCGACTCCGATGAAAATGGATGGTAGTTGTGATCTATCCATCTTGGATAGTTTCTTTGCTGGTATTAAGCAGGAGGAGTATGTTGTTAGAGATACTGTCTTTATTATTAAGTCCACTGTTCCTATTGGAACCACCAAAGCATATGCTGAGAAGTATGAGTTTCTTACTATTGCTCATAACCCAGAGTTTCTCACTGCTAGGAATGCTGTGGTTGATTTTAAGAATGCAGAGAGAACTATAATAGGTGGAAATCAATATGCTACTAGAGATGCAGCTAATTTTTATTGGAGATATTTTCATGAAACTCCAGTTATTACGATGAGTTCTGATGAAAGTGAAGCAGTGAAGTATTTCTCTAATACCTTCTTGGCTTACAAGGTAGCATATTTCAATAAGATATATGATATGTGTGAGAAGGTGGGTATGGATTATAATAATGTGGTGGAGGGTGTGACTGCTGATAGTAGAATCGGTACATCACATACCAGAGTACCTGGTATAGATGGTGATAGAGGTTTTGGTGGAACTTGTTTTCCTAAGGATATCAATTCTTTGATTGTCCAATTGGAAAAGGAGGATATCAATGCTGATATGTTCAGAGAGATCTGGAAATATAACCAAGATATTCGTACTGTTATTGATTGGACGGTAACATGAAACTAGAATTTTATGAAGGTAGGAAAGTATTAATCACAGGACATAAGGGTTTCATAGGAAGCCACCTGTGGAGTTTTATTCAAGAGTCTAACTGTTATGGTGAGTGGCAAAATGAAAGATGGGATCTTTATGGTTTGGATTTTCCTGATGATATAGGATTTTTTAAACCAAAAGAAAAGTATGATTATGTCATTCATCTTGCTGCCTTTGCTGCTCTTAGAGAAAGTTTTGAAGATCCTGATAGGTTCTGGGAAAATAATGTAGAGAAGTCTAAACCTATCTTTGATTATTGTGGAGAGAATGATGTAAGGTTAATATATGCTAGTTCTGCTGGTGCTCATGGGTGGTCTCAAAACCCTTATGCTATTACTAAGAAGGTAAATGAATTACAAGCACCACCTAATAGTGTGGGTATGAGATTCTTTAATGTATGGGCAGAGGAGGGAAGTAGACCTGATATGTTATACAGAATGCTTCAAGAGAATACTGCTAAGTATATCACAAGACATAAGAGAGACTATGTTCATGTGCATGATATATGTACAGCAAT